GCTTCCGCCGATGCAAGGACGTCGCGTCCCTTCGATTCGACATAGATGGCGTATTCCATGCCGGCCGTCACGACAAGACAAAAGCCGGTCGGATGCTTCCGGGCCGCACGGTCGGCGACGGTCTTCGCCTTCTGGATGGCTTCGGCGGCGTTTCCGCCTTCCGGGCCGTTCACTTCTGCGAAGTTGTCCTGAATGGCGACGCCATCCTTGAAGATGACGTAACCGATCGAAGACCGAAGGTTTCCGGTGCGGTCATGGAATCCACGATCGGCCGGGATTGACCTTGCGTGCGTCACGCACATTTCGCCCAAATATTGAAGGCGCTTCAATTCACGTCGTTCGATCGCTTCAAGGAACCGGTCGAAACGGCGGCGGATGTCGTCGGTCGTGAACTTCGGCGTGATCATATCCAATGGCGCGTGTGCAATTGTCCGGGATCCGATTTCAGGCATTCGCCGGTGACGCGGACGTCGGTTCCGGCGTTGTCGTTGGCGACCATGATCTTTGATCCTTCCGCGATCTTCGGCGATCCGACCGGACATTGGATCAGGGCCGTGAAAACAACGGTCCGTCCGTCCGTCAGCATCACTTTCGTTCCGCGTCCGCCGGTTTCTTCGCGGCACGGGCCGACCAACGTCCACGACGTCGTTTTCGGGACCCAATTGCCGTCCGCGTCCTGAACGGCGCCTGATGCGGCCGTCTGGACGAAAAGGAAATGCGGATATTGTCGGACCTTCGGCATGGTTTACCACATATAGGATCGATCTTCGACGTCCATCTTGTCGTCTTCCAACACGTTGTCGACACCCAATTCCGAACAAAGTGACTTGTACCACAACTTGAAGGCTTCGGTGTTCCATGTGATAGAATATCCGCCTTCGCTGACGTTGGCCAACGGCAAGATGTTCGAAAGGGACTGATACATGGCCATCTTGCACGCGCGAACGTCCAAAGACTGAACGTCCAGACCGTCGTGATCGGCCATGATCAGGTCAATCGTGTCGGCGTCGACGTTGAACCGCGACAAGGTTGCTTGGATGTATTGTCTATTTGTGCTGATCATACGAAAGGAATGGATTCCGTCAGGACCGGCGGCCGAAACCGCCGGCCCGGCGGATGATTGTTACCACGAATTCGCGTTGGTCTTCATCAGGATGGAACGTTCGGAAAGGTTCCATGCCGGGAAAAGATTCGCGATGCCTTCGGTGACTTCCTTGACCGGCGATTCTTCGGAATACTTCTTGATCAGGGTGTGACCGTTCATGGCCATGACGGCGGTCGAAGTCTTGGAACGACGGGTGAAGTCGATAGGCTTCTTCCACCAAGTGTTTCCAAGAACCTTGCTTTCGCTGAACATGACCACGTTGTCGTCGAACGGGTTGCCGGTCGACTGCGAACCATCGGCAAGTTCGATCGTGATGTCCTGATCGATGACGATGATCTGCAAACCCTTGTAAAGTTCCTTCTTCTTCGCCAGATAGCCGTTCACGGTTGCGACGTCAACGGCGTCGGTGTAATCGGAAAGATTGGCGATCAGGGACTGACACTTCTTGACGACTTCTTCCTGACTTGCGAACTGATTGAAGGTATCAACGTTCATGAAGGCGAACTTCGGCGTGACGCCGAGAGCCTTCGCGGCGGTGATGGCGGCCGGGAAGTCTTTGGTAAGCGGCTTCGCGGACGTACCGGCGGCCCAAGAAGTGTTGACACCGATCTTCTGCGCGGCGGCCAGATCGTAGTCGACATCGTATTCGGTCACGACGGCGGCGTTGTTGGAATTGGTGAAGACGACCTTGCCGGCGGAAATTTCTTTCAGGGCGATCCATTCGGCACGGGCCGCGATTCCGGTCCAACAATACTTCGTATCTTCGGCCCATGCTTCCACAAGGGCGACCAGATCGGGATCGCCGGCGGACATCGCGATCATGATGTCGTAATCGGTCAGTTCGTCTTCCAACATTTCACGGCTGATCATCAGTTTGGGGATGTCACCCATGATCTTGGAAATGGCCTGACGGGTCTTCTTCTGCGAAGTCGCACCACGCGCCACCAGATCGGCGGCGATTTTCAGACCGGTCTGCGCGACCAACATCTTCCACGTCAGGGTCTTCGTTTCCTTCAACGGGAAAAGGGTCGGATAGTAATACGGTTTCAGATCAAAAGTGTGAATAACCGCATTCATGTCTTTTTCGGTAAGACCAACCATCAAGGATTTCTGCATAATTCAGACTTTTAATCGGTTAGAGATAGGAAACGTTCTTCAACGCGGACTTGATGCCGGAATCGACGGAAGGCGCGTTGCCTTCGCGGACGACGGCATGGATCCACGCGTCGACGAAAAGGTTTTCACCGGCCTTCACGTCGTAGTTGGAACCGGCGATGGCGAAGGCGGCGTATTTGGCGGCCTGATTGGTGCCGGTACACTCGACAAGGACGTCGCCGGCGGTCAGGGCGATCCCCAAAGTCGCGGTCACGGTGATCACGTCTTTGGCGGCGTTGGACTTGTCGATGGCGGTGATTTCCTGCGCCTTCGTGCCATTGCCGATGTACTGACCGACCTTGAAATGATGACCCTTCGCAACGTCATAGGTCGTCGCGGAATTGGTCGCATTGGTCAGGACCTTCGCGGTCTTCACGACATGGCTGACACCGTTGGACGGCTTGGAAAGCGGCGTGCCTTCCAGAAGGGCGTTGCCGCCAAGATCGGCGGTGTACACCGTTACGCCACCGGGAATGTCAGCGATGCGATGAAGGATGCATTTGACAACGCGGTTGTCCTTCGATCTTTTGATTTGTAACATGTTCGGTGATGATGAAAAATGTTGTTAGACTTCCTTGCCGCCCAACGGGTTGTCGTTACCGGTCGCGTCCTTGATGTACGCGGCGACGCCGGCGGAAACGCCGTTCTTGTCAACCGCACCGAAGGAAACGCCGCCGGTGCCGGAAATGCCCTTGTCGGCAAGATCCTGAACAATCGTCGCGGCATCGGTTTTCGTGTCTTCCAGATAGGCATCGAAATCTTCGTCCTTTTCGAACTTCATGCGATCGAAGTCTTTCAACATCTTGTTGCGCTGATGTTCGGGAACGTCTTTGATGATTTCTTCCACCTTCTGACGACGCGTCGCGTTGATCTTGTCCGCGTTGAAGTTGTCAATGACGGCCTTGTACGGCGCCATCGCTTTTTCGATGGCGGCGGCCACGATCGTACTGACATCGTTCGGATCACCCTTGCCGGGATCAGTCTTGCCGGGATCAGACGGATCCGACTTCTTTTCGGTGAAGTCGAACTTGTCGCGCAATGACTTTTCATGCGCGGTCTTCGCGTTCGATACTTCGCGATCAATGCCGGAACGGAAATCTTTGGAAAATGCGGCCACCTTGTCTTCGGTCAGACCTTCGACAAGTTTCTTCGCATCGTCTTCGGATGAAGCGGCCATCGCAAACGCCTTCGCGATGTTCGTTAATACGTCCTTTCGCGTGCCTGAAAACTTTTCAATCAGTAACGCAAGAATTTCGGTAAACTCCATGTGTAGATTTTTATTAGTTCGGCGCAAATATAATCCGTATCACTTTGATACGGAAAGATTCCGGAAACAATCCGTTGAAAATCCGTTGAACACTTGCATTGCACTTGCATTTCATGTGCATTCAGGAAAATTTCACAAAAAATGTTCGATTTTTTCACAAAAAAGTATTTGTATTAAATAAAATTACTATATTTGCACCAGAAACAAACATCAAGGACATGAAAACACAAGCGACATTCAACGAATTAGGCATCATCTTCACGACCATCGCGAAGGCCGAAGAAAAGGTCAAGACCCTGAAAGAAGCGGAAGACCGTTACAACGTCGAAGCATACGCCGACGACATCGACGCCATGATCAAGGCGCACGCCGATCGTGACAAGGCCCGGAAGGCCGTCAAGGTGATCTTCCAGAAGGTGATCGACGTTCTGGAACTGAATCCTTCCTTTTCCACCGACGAATTTATGATCCGCGAATCGTCACGCCTTTACGAAGCCGGTGCGTTCCTTTCCGATGCGAAATACGCCGCCATCCAGATCGCAAGAAACATCAACGACTAAATCGATACGCCATGACTACCAAAGAACAAGAAACCATTCGCCGGAAGATGCGTCAGTTGGTCAAGATCGCCAACGACCTTTCCACCATCGCGTTCAACCAGAATTCCCAAATCGATTCCGCGATCTTGTACGACGCGGCGCAAGGATGCGAAGACATTTCGCGGAAGATTGAAATTTTCGCCCGTGAAGAATACTTATATTAAATAAAAATACTATCTTTGTAGTGCAACAATAAATCATCACGAATCATGGAAACGAAACCCAACAACACGATCAACCCGATCACGAAGCGACACATCAATCAAGTGATCCGGTTCAACGCGGATCTGGTCGCCTTCGCCGAAGAAACCAACGAGAATCCGCCGGTCCTTTACGAAAACGCCAACACGTCGTTCACCCTTTGGAACGTCCGGATCGAAGACGGTTGCCTTCGGTACGAATACGACGGCCGCGAAGAATCCGACCAGATGATCTTCGAAGACGAAGACACGCACGAAATGTTCGAATTCGAAGGGATCGACGACATTCCGCACACGATCACCTTTTGGCGGCATTGCCTTTGCCGGGCGAAGAAGTATTGGTCGATGGATCCGGACCGTCTGGACGCAATCCAGAACGGCGACGCCGAAGACCTTGATGAAGAATCCGAAGACTGAACGATCATGGAAAAGACTATCAAGGTGATCCCGGTGTTCCACACCGACGGTTTCGAAGATCGCATCAATCGGAACGGATATTGCGAAAGGACTTGCGAATGTTGCGGACGGAAGTTGAATCCGGCGCGGACGAAATGGGTCCAGATGCTTGAAACGGGCGAATGGACCGACGAAGAAAAGGAAGTCAAGGAATTGGTCGGCCATTGGGGACGTTCGCAAGGATATTTCGGCGTCGGACCTGATTGCCACAAAATGATCCGCGCCCGTCTGGATGCGTCCACGACGACACGGGTCGCCATCGTTAACGACTAATCATCACACATCATGACACAATACAAGATCAAATCAAAAGTCCTGACCCCGTACATCATCATTTATGATCAGTACGGTGACATCCGGATCTTCCATCTGACGAAGGATCAGGCCGTCGTCTTTTACACTTACATGGAACCGGCCGATTATGTCCGCGATCACATGAAGGACATGGACATCGAAGTCGACAATTCCTTCATCTTTTCACAAATGAACCGGCCGGAAGTAAGCCGGGAACGATTCTAATTCATCACGCCATGAAGAAGAAAATCACACTTGACTTCATCTTTGATCTTCGGCAAGCGATCGAAGACAAGGGTTTCACAATGGCAGGGATTTCGATCAAGACCCGGAACACATTCGCCCTGAAATTCAACGGCGCCGTTCAGTATTCCGGACAACGGTATTTCGCGACGTTAACCGTTTCAACCGACAAGATCACGTTCGAAGAACCGTACCGGTACGACCTGATCGCGGAAGACGGCGGAATCGTCGTGACGATGGATTGCACGAAAGGCGGATTCAACGATCACTTCAAGGCGATGGCCGTGAATCCGATCGTCGACAAGATCGTGAAAGTCGCGCAACGGTACGAACGTGACGCGAAATGGGGCGAAGCATACGACGCCTTCAAGAAATCAGGCTATCACGAAAGTTGGCGCCGGCGGTTCATGCGGAAGTATCTGGACGAACACTTTCCCGGCGAATTCAAAATCTGACCCAATATGAACGGAAACAAGATCATTCATGTCCACTTTGACGCCGATGGATCCGATCAATACTTCGGATCCATTGCGGCCATTTATCAGGAACACACGCCGGACCAGATCGGCGCGAAATATCAGACATTGGCCAACTTCCGGATCGGCCCGGATCACCCGTACAAGAACGGCACCGTGACGATCAAGGAAGGGACCATCATCAGGAAGATCACAAACCGCAAAAATCCCTTGAAATGATCAGCATCAAAGACTTTGACCCCGGCGGCAAG